GAATATTTTATCCCCGACCTCCCACCCCTATTATATAGGATAAAATGGGATTGTCAAGAAAAATATTTATTTTTTTTTAATTATTTTTTCTTGACTATGGGATTGTCCCATGGTATTATATGCCATTAACAAAGCGAGGAAATATGCAAGAAACAAAAAAACAAACAATAGAGTCAATTAAATCTGTTGAAACTATGAAAGCTGTTAAAATTGCCTACGACCTAACAGCAGAAACTATGACTAGTATGTCAACACTAGCCGAAACTTTAAAAAAAAACATAGATAATTTGAATTTATTAGCGGTTAAAGTTTCAGAGTTGGAAAAAAAACTGGATCAAATAAAATGATCCATATTTCAAAAATGACGGGAAAGTTGGAGGGCTTTTCCGCCATCTCAACTAATACTAGCACCAATGAATATTGCCAAAAGCAAAATACAAAAAATGACCCTGACAATATTTGCGTTCATTGTTATTCTTGGACAATGTTAAAAACTTATAGAAAAAACATGGCTCCCGCGCTTGAAAGAAATTCAAAATTGCTGGCGTCCAAAGCCCTGCACCCTGATGCACTTCCAATAATTAACAGCGCGTTTTTTAGGTTCAATGCTCATGGTGAATTAATTAACGAATTTAATTTAATTAATTATGTTAACATTGCAATTAAAAATCCTCATTGCAATTTTACACTTTGGACGAAGCGTTATGATATAGTTTATAAATATTTTAAGAATAATTCTAAACCTAAAAATTTTATTTTAGTTTATTCAAACCCTAAAATAAATCATATCTTTAGCAAGCCGCCAAAGTTTTTTGATAAAACTTTTAACAATGTACATGAAAACTTGCATCAGGAAAAACAGAACTGTACTGGCCAAAAATGTAAAGATTGTTTGTTATGTTATAAATTAGATACAACCGACACGATAGTCGAGAAAGTCAAAAGTTATGGCAAAAAGTAAAATTAAACGCGGTGATCTGTTGCCGTGGTTCTTACAGGATCACTCAACGCTGCCGAAATGGTATCTAGAAGATTGTAAAAAATTTTTTAAATGGTTGAAAGATGAACACAAGAAAAAACATTAAAAAATTTAATGAAGAACAACTAGAATTAATAAAAGATATTTTAGATAATCAAGAATCTATTTGGCTTCAAGAAGAAGAACATTATAAAACAGATTTGAAGTTATTAAAAGAATGTAAAAAAATTATTAATAGGTGGGCATGAAAAGGGGTATACTCTTAAATTTTACCCGCTTGACTACTAGCAAGAGTTGATCACTTGCGAGTGCATAATGTCATATGGAAAAAGCCTATTAATAAGATCAGATACTTAGCCGTATGTGACTTTGTCATTTAGCCGTATGTATCTAGTCACAACCTCAGGTTGCATGCAACCTGAGGTTGTGTTGCAAAAATACAA